ATTCGGCCATCGCCTCGATAGCGACGCGCAGGATCTCGGGCAGGCTGAGCTTGCCTGCGACGTGGCAGCGATCAGCGTGACTCCAGCTTGACCACGCTGTTTCGATCTGACGGTTCAGCGGTTCGTTGAGACGGCCACCGCGTGCCATCATCACGCGCGACTGCATCCTGATGCCGCGGCCGATGACGTTGGCACCGATCGCGCGTATCGCCTGACGGACATAGGGGGAATCACGGCGCAGCTGGCGTGAGCGATCACGCAGCTTGACCAAGCTGCCATCGATCTCAGCGTCGGCGCTGGTGGCGCTGGTGACCCAGCCATGGGTGAGGCGGTTGACGATGGCGCCCTCGTAGGCGCGGCGCGGCCGGCGCTTGCTGGTGGCCTGCTCCTGGGTGGCCAGTGATGGCTCGATCTGCAGCTGTGACGTGCCGCTGCTGATGCGACCGCCGGATGCTTTGCGCTTGGCCATCAGCCGAACCTCACAAACATGTTCATCGGATCACCAAGGCCCTGCGCCGCCTTCTCTGCTGCACGTTCACGCGCGACGATCGCCTTCAGCTGCGCTTCACGCTGCATCAGCTGGCCAAGGTCTTGGCTGGTGAAGCTGCGGCTACCGATGCTGTATTGCTTGGCGCCTTTGCTGATAATCGCGCGGATGGCGGCCTGCACCGCTTCCAGATCCTTTTCGGCCTGGCTGCGGCCATCGAATGCTGTCGGATCGCCGGTGTAATCCAGCGATGCCATCACGGTGGTGGTGCCGCTGCCGACGATCACCACATCGCTGCCGCTGGTGATCTTGGTCTGCCAGTACCAGGTGCCTGCATCCCAACTGGTGGTGACGGCAGCCGATAGGGCTACATCCCATCCACCATCTGATCGGGCACTGCCGGTAACGCTGGCACCTTCGCCGGCGGTGTTGGTGCGAAAGGTGATCTGCAGAGTCCAGCTGGCTGATGTAGCTGGCTCACCAGATGGGTCAGTGCCGGGCGGCTCAATCCAAACGGAAGTGCTGCCAGCGACGATTTCGGCGGGGATAGTCACTTTTAAGCCCGCACAACTGCAAATAGTCTAAGCGGCGCAAGGTTTAAGGCCTCACGCCGTTATTGCCACCATCTGTGGCCCATGCCCTGCCCAGCCTCACCATGCCGAGACATGGCGCGCCGTGCCCGGCCCAACAGCGCCGAGACCATCCGTGAGGATGGCAGGGAGGGAAGACCCTCCGTGCCACCATCTGTGGCCCTTGCCTGGCCTCGCCCAGCCATGCCGTACCGCACCCGGCCTTACCTAGCCCATCCCGGCCTTACCACACTGGGGCTTACACCTTGCGGATGCCCAGCGCATCAGATCACCTCCGCAAGGAAGCGACCATGTTTCGGCCGCCAGTCACCGATACCCACCAGCTTGCCAGCATCGGCGGCGATCTCCTCAATGTCGCGCAGGTTCAGCACGTCGGGGTCGTACTGGGCAAATGCGATGCAGGTCCAGTTGCGGAAGACCGGCCTGGTGCGCATGACCTTCGCCATGCCCACCCGCACGCCAATGGTGTGGGTGAAGTCGCCTGACTCAAACATCTCGGCCAGCGCGTCGTCGTTGATCACGTCTGGCTTGCCGTCAAACTCCAGCAGTGCGTGCTGAGTGAAGAACAGGCCGCACTTGGCCTGAGGCCCGCGCTTGCTCTTCTTGGCGCCCGCGATCATGGCGCTTTCGATTACGTAGTCGGGGATGACGAGATCATCGGCTGAGCGATAGATGCCGGCCAGCCATTCAAGGCGAGCCAATTCATCGAAGTCGGCATCAACTTTTTTGCGTTTGCTGGACACTGCCTTCATCGCCTTCGCGTAGGTATTTCGCGGATCGGCGGTCTGACCGTTGTGGCACAGCAATGGGCTCACGCCCTGCATGACGATCTTGATCTCTGGAAGGCTGGACATTTGGCCGTGGTGTTCTTGTGGGTGGTGTCAGTAATGGCGCCGCGACGTGAACAGCGGGCACTTGCTTGCGTGGGTCGAGCTTGAAGCGTTGGCGGCGGACTGAGTTGGTGATGCCGTCGTGGCACTCGGAGCACAGCGTCAGAAGGTCTGATAGGGGCTCGTCGCCGAAAGACGGGTAGCGATAGTCCGGTGGTCCGGCATTGCGGTGGTGAACCTGCAGGGCAGGCCAACCCAGCTCGGCCAGTTGCTGCCGCGTGATGCCGCAGCCTTGGCAGGTGTGCTGATCGTGTTCGAGGCGTTGCTGTCGCTTGCGCTGCCAGGCGGCAGAGCGGTAGTAGTCCTCCATTCGGGGTAGCATGTGGGCAGATCGCAGTGCGATCACACCCACAACATACCACGATCAGAGCATGCCGCAAGGTGTACGGGTTCAGGCGGTGCTGCCGCCAGCAGTTGCAGAACAGCTGAGGCAGCGGGCCGCAGACCAGTCGCGCACGGTCTCAAACCTCGCTGCCTTCATGATCGAAGCCGCGCTGCGCTCACCAGCCATCGACAAACCCAGGGCCTGATTGCGCAGCCCTACGGCGTCTTGCAGGTGGCTTGGCTGGCGCTATTCGTTGCTCTTCGGCCGCTGCCTCCAGCTGCGACCAAAGACTCGCCCTGTTGTAGCGGCGCTTGACCAGTTCGAGCATTGCCAGCGCATAGACGCACAAGTCGAGCGGTTCGTTGCGGGCACCGCTGGGTTTCTCCCATGTGAGCACCTGAAAGCCCTTGACGGTCTTGGGCACGAGGCGCTCACAGGTAAGGCCCTGCAGGAACTCCTCGGTCACATCAGCGCCGAAGTGGATGCTGCCCGGGCCAGTGCTGTCCTTCTTCAGTCGGGCGTAGATGGTGCGCTTGAGCGTGTCACCGCCGACCATGTAGAGCATCAGGCCCTTTTTCACCAGGCGGCCGCGCCAGTTCACATCCACCTTGCTGCCCTTGCCTAGGGCCGGCGCCGCCTTGGTGCTGCTGCCCTTGATGGCTACCACGCCTTCGGCCGCCCGGGCACGGCAGAACTCATAGGCCTCCTGCGTGAAATGACCGCCGGTATCAACGGCGCAGTGGCGCACGGTCATCACGCCGCCGCCCTCACGGGGCCATTGCGTCTTGCGGATGCTGTCGATCTGCTGCCACACGTCGTCGTAGGCCGGGCTGCCCTCGACCTTCTGATGCCAGATGCGCCACATCTCTTCACCGCGGCCAAATCCCCAGACGGTGGTTTCGAGCCAGGTGTCCTGCACGTCCACCGCCATAAGCAGGAGCACAACACCTTCGGGGCAGGTGCCGCTGCTGTAGCCATCAGCCTGCGCTCGGGCGATCAAGCCATCGGCATTGATGGCGGCCACGGCCTCATCCTCCCAAGCCTCAGCGGCCCGTTTGTTGACCCAGCCCTTCAGCAGCAGCGGGTCAGTCTTCGCGCGGAGGAACTCATCACGGATCTGCCCCCAGCTGGTCCAGCCAGCCGGTGCGTACCAGGCCGGTAGATGAAAGCCTGCGGTGATGCCATCACCCTTGGCGGTGGCCTGCCACTGGGCGCCGGTGAGCATCGCGGTCTTGTGATGCTCGCTCACGCGCTCACCGCAGGCGGGGCACTGCGCGAACACGTCACCATCTGGCGTGTCCCACTTCATGTGCTCACGCCAGCGCAGCACCTCCAGGGCACCGCAGCAGGGCATCCGCATGGCCAGCTGCCGGCGATCACTGCGCTGCTCGAACTCGTGCGTGATGCGGCACATCCCGCGGGTGCCGGGTGTGCTGGTGATCAGCACCTTGCCCATCGGGAAGGTCGAGGTGCGGGCCTCAGCGTTCTCGAGCGGATCGCCCTTGTCGTCGGCCTCGAACGGGTAGGAGCTCACCTCATCGGCCAGCAGATAGGCCGCTGGCATTGACTGAAGACCGCTGCCGCTGTTGGCGCCGGTGAGCACAAATAGTCCGCCGCGGAACTCCTTAAGGAACATCGTGTTGCCGCTGTCCCTGGCCCTGGCCGGTGCGATCAGTTCAGACAGCACTGGCGTCTCACGCAGCAATGGCTCCAGACGCTGCCGGTTAAGACGCTTGGCCATGTCCAGGGTGGGCTGCACCAACAGCGTCGGGGCCGGCCACAGGTGAATGATCGCGCCGAGCCAGTTGAGCACCACCTCCGTCTTGCCCAGCTGGCTGCCGAACATCAGCACCACGCGGCGGTAGGGGCTGGTGGGGCTGAGGCATTCCATCGGCTCGCGCAGATACGGCGTTCGATCTGTGCGCCACGGGCCGGGCTCCGCTGAGCCCTTGGTGCTCAGAACACGATGACGATCAGCCCATTGCGCCACTGTCATCGGATCAGCAGGTCGCAGGCCCTCGCGGAAGGCATCGGCGTAGATCAGGGCAGCATCAGCCATCGGCCAGGCTCCGCAGCGCGACGCGCAACTCCTCAGTTAGCAGCGTGTGGCATTGGCGTGCGTTGGTGGTGCCAGCCAGCTGCGCAGCGAGTCGATCGGGGATGGCCATGATGCTGTCCCGCACGCCGCGGGCCAGCTTGAACGCAGCGGCCTTGACCTCATCAGCAGGCACCAGCTCACCGCGGCCCTGGAGGGCCTCGAGCCTCGCCTTCTCAGCCTTGTAGTGCTCGTGCCTGGCCCGGCTCTCATTTAGATCCGGAATCTGATCTTCTGGCAGTGCGTCGATCAGCCGCTTCAGCTCCACAGGCTTAGGCCTATGCGGCACCGCTTCAACTATCGGCTCAACAGGATCAGGCCTACGCACTTTGCTGTTGGGTGTTGCTCTTGTGTTCTTGTCCCAGAGCTCCAGGGCACGATCGCGGTCTAGCCATCGTTTGCCGTCTTTCTCCACCACTGCTGCAGCGATCCGGCTTTTGCTGGCGTGCGTCACTGCAGCCTTGGTGCAGCCTTTGATCATTGCCAGCTCAGCAAAGGTGATAAGCACCGAGTTAAGTGTTGAGTTAAGTGGTTTTGAGTTAACTTAACCCTGATTCAACCACTCTGGCGGTTGGTGTAGGTAGCTTAGATGAGATCCATTGCGCCGCAGCGGTTTAGAGCGTTT